GCACCATAGGGTGCTTATCTGTACAAGAGAGTACGTGTTGAACCACATACTTACGTACGTGATCTGGAGGACCTAGAATCTAGATACTCCAGTCACAAACTCAACACACCGTATTGCGGTGTAAAGAAGTTTGATTCTTTGCGTGTTCTAATAGAACATAGCTCGGAATGGCGCGAAACAACCGGGTTCCGGTTGCGGTTGCGCCGCAGGTTTTTGTCCACGTTTATGCGCGGGTTTTGCCTGTGTCGGCACTGGTTTCCAGTTTCGGACCAGTTTCGACAGCCTTTCTTGTTCAACTAGTTGAGCAGTTTTGGCTTCTTCGATGCGTTGAACTCTTTGAGCTTCACGTATCGCTGCGGCGAAAGCAAAATTATCAAATTTATGCTTTCGACGTTCCGTGCCATTAAGCCGGATTCCTTGGCTCACGGGTACTACTCGTGAACTTTTGGCGCTGGGGGTTTTATCCCTCAGTATCGCTTCCCTCAGGTTAAAGTGGAAACCTGGCGGAAGTGTTTCAGGCCTTTCAGTTACAGAACTAGAAGGCTTGGTTCCCATGTATGGGACAGGTAGTTCTTGAGGCTTTGGAGCATCAACAACACCTTCTGAAAAGCCAGGGCTCAACCCTGACCCTACAGATAAGGTTTTCAAGTCTCCCGTAGGAAGGCTTGTGTCCTTTGGCAGGTTTTCACCTGCTTCTGAAGTACAGGAGTATTCTTCGAGATACTCCTTTACTTCTCGGGATTCCATTGGAAATATCTTTTCAATGAAATCCGCATTGGCGTATTTCTCGCCTGTGACGCGCACCAGTATATTTACTAGGTGCAGTATCACTTTTGTCAGTGGGTCTCCCATAAGGACACCTTTGACAAGAGTCACGTATCTCGGTTTAAGAAACGGAGAATCGTGCTTCCATTTGAGACCATACACGGCCATTGAGCCGTGTGCCTCAAATACAATATCTCTGGGCATGAAACATGTCCCAAAGACTACTGCCTGGAGGATTGGTGGGATTCCACACTTTTTCATCCAGTATTTCGATATTATACGAGCTACCTCGTGGTTCATCGAATCTGTGGCTTCTTCAAAATCTGTTGAAGAGTTCCACATGTCGCGGTAGTGTTTGGTTACCAAAAGACTACCGTCGGCTTGCTTCTTCACCTCCTCTCGAGAGATGTTGAATGCAAAATCTTTTCCTTCTGCTGTAAAGGCAGATTTGAAAGAATTCCAAGCGTGGGCTGAGCGTCCCATTCCACTCTTGGATGACTCGATTTTGCTCAAAGGCCATGAGCAAATCTTGTTAACCACGTCCAGCACTATTTTAAGCGCTGCACTGGCCTTTGTGACTGTCCGAGCCTTTCCAGGCTCGGATATCATAACAAGTGCAGCCTTGCGGATTTCCGCAGGGTCGGACTTGAGAACCACGTCTAGGCATGACCAAAAGACGTAGGTTCCAGGGGTGATATTTTCTAAGATTTCTTCAGATGTCACCTCTCCTGTGAAGAGATCCCGTACTTTGCACGGGACTCCTACACTTCCAAGATGCACTATCTCTGATATTGCATCTATGGTTCCGCCCTCCTGCTGGGTGTTTTCCCAACAGGCGTTTGCGTTGACTGTCACTCTAGCCTTGGTGTCAAGGCCAGTAAAGACGTCAGCTGGTAATCCTTCGTCGAAAACGCGGATTGCAGCTCTTATCGTAGCCTTCTCCGTCGCTGTTAACGGCGGGGGCTCCGTGGATACAGTCTGAAGGAATTTCCTTTTAGACTGCATCTTGACCAGATCCGGAGGTTGTCCTGCACCTCTGGTCTGACTCAGTACCGAATCAACGTATGTAAGTTGAATCGGTGCTGAAAAGGATCTCGTATAACTCCAACGGGGTAATAAGAATCCTAACCAGTCAGGAAGCATCGTTCGACGATACTTCTTGATCTGTAAAAGATTGTCAAGCACATCCATGTTTGACGCTCTTTTGAAAAATTTACGAGCTCTTTTGAGTTCTGTAAATCTTGTGACAACATTATGGCACTCTACCCTAATGTTGCCGTCAAAGAACTCATCACCAATCATTGATGATAAGTTCTTTAGAATGAACGTGTCAAACTTTTTCCACGTCCATCTTTCTTCCGGTATTGCTGCATAGCATTGCAGGAAGATTCCATCCACCGTCTTGAGTAGTTCAAGGAAGCGGGCGGCTCTATGTTTCTCAGGTCTGGGACTTAAGTCTACATAGATTTTGGCGGTTAACTCTGGTCCCCACAGAGGATCAGGTTCGCCGGCTAGAAGCGCATAAATCCTTGATTTAAGCATTTCTGCCCACATTCTTACTTTCAGAGTGTTCTGACTGTAAAGATGTTCTCCGCTTTTAGTCGTTACCGGCTTTTTGCAGAGTCTCATGAGTTCACGCCCCCAGTAGGTTTGGCTCATAAGTAAGTCCAGTTTTATAGCTGGACCTAGGATTTGTAAAAATGAATGATCATTTTTATTCGATCCTTTCCAACTGCTTACTTTCGCAAGTACGCAGCCTGGGATTGGCTCGGTTACAGTTTTACCATCACCGGGCCAAACAAGTAATTCAGGCATATCTATGCCTAAAGCTTGTGCAAGAAACCTTCCAGAGATAACTTTGAAAGGATCCTCGTAACTCACGCAATATTTTCCTTTGCGTGGGTATTCTACACCTGCAGCTAGATGCTCGTAGCTGTAGATTTCTCGTGCGAAAACTTCTTTGTTTTCGTCGAGTTGCACACGATTCACGGCAATTTGCTGCGGATCGTCTGCGTCTGGCCTGTATTCGAAACATTCCGGTACAGTCCCATTCAGTTGCTTAAAAACCACTGGTAT